GATTTCGTTATTTACTGCATTATTTATTAACTCTTCAGTCATGTTATTTATTTTGTTATTCTCAATCTTGTTGGGTTTCACGTTGATTGGAGGTGGATTCACATTAGGTGGGAGTGTATTCTTACCAATACCACTGTTGGGTTTCACATTGACATTCTTCTTCTTACCACCCTTGAAATAATTGAAGAAGCTCTTACCCTTTTTAGCGGGGACCGTGGCAGCAGCATTCTTCTTCTTACCACCCTTGAAATAATTGAAAAAGCCCTTACCCTTCTTGGCGGGGGCAGTGGCGGTGGTATTCTTCTTCTTACCACCCCTGAAATAATTGAAAAAGCTCTTACCACTCTTTTTAGGAGGGGGTGCATTTGGCCTCACATTATTGTTACCAGTTCCAATGTTTGTAGTACTGGGCTTCACGTTGTTGTTTGGCTTCGCATTGTTTGGCTTCACGTTGTTGTTTGGCTTCGCATTGTTTGGCTTCACGTTGTTGTTTGGCTTCACGTTGTTTGGCTTCACATTGTTTGGCTTCACATTGTTGGGCTTCACATTGTTGGGCTTCCCGTTGTTTGGCTTCACATTGTTGGGCTTCACGTTAGGGGGTCGTGGAGGTCCTGGTACAACTGTGCGTCCTTTTAAGAAATTTGGTGTTCCACTCGGTGGTCCCCCGACAGGTGGGCCACCAGCACTACCCGATTTCTGTTGTAAAAATGCGGGAGTTGTTGTAGGTGGGGGTCGATTAGGTGGTTTAGGGAAAAATGGTACCTTCGCACCACTTTTTATATTTTTGGGAGTTAAGCCTCTATTACTCATAAATCTCACACGCTTTGTGGTCGCTTCAATTAACTCCTTTTTTGTCATATTTTCTGCATTTTCAACGCCAACCTTATTGGCTATCCGGAGAAGTTCTTCTCTCTTAGTCTTGGGATCAAATAATAGGTCATAATTCCTGTTACCTAATACAACCTTAGCCTGTTCAGGTACTAAGGGTTTCGCGGGTGCATTTGGTCCTTTGAAAATTGTTACAACTTTCGCTGCTGTACTTTGTACTGCTGCGGGGCGTTTTTGTACGGTCCTTTTCACTGCTGTACTTTGTACTGCTGTGGGGCGTTTCGCTGCTATGGGGCATGTCACTGCTGCTACTGAAGACCGCTTACTGAGTTTGACAGGTTCGGATATATTCAAAAACTGAAGTCGTTTCAGAATTGTATCAGTGAGCTGTTTCTTAGTCAACGTATCAACCTTTTTGATGTTGATCTTTTCAGCTAACTTCTTCAAAATGACTCTACTCGAAGACCTGTCAAATAATTTCTCATAATCATTCGAATTGAATGGTGATTTCTTATCCAGTAGATACGTTCTATCTGGTGTAAGAACCAGGGGTGGTAAGAGTAACTTTCCTTCCTGGATATTGGTGTATACTTCACAAATGTTCTTTTTTGTTAGTTTGGTTTTTTTCCCGGTTTTGATTTTAACCACATTCCGGAGAATTTTAACGCTCGTGCCCTTTTTACACGGGTCTGTCATATATTTTAAACTAACAAAAAAAAGTGATTTAATGGCTCATGTATCCCCTATTGAACAATTGAACTTTTTCTTCATAACTCATATTGAAATCAAACACATCCGTGTCTTCGACATTGATCTCATGTACTTCTATAGGTAAATCATAAGTCACGCGATTAGAAAGTGCTGAACGAACCAAACACTCTACAAACTGCTTTGGTGTTTGTATATCTTCTTGGTATATTCGATTCATCTTAATCTTAATACACGTAACTTCGTATGGTTTTTTATCAAAAAATGGTGTCATTGGGTATTCCTCCTTCATACCCCCATCTACATATGTTTCGCCGTTATACTTACCACACGCAAATATGAAAGGTACCGCCATGCTCATGCACACTGCATCTATGATATTCATGTCTGGGTGGGTATCTTTAGAGAAATACACCGTTTCAGAAGTATTCATGCAGAATGCTGAAATGTAAATTTTCATATCAATCTCTTTGAAAGTGGGATCACACCCACATATTTCTACTAATTTTTTACGAATAGGTGCCATATCAACAAATCCAAATTTGTTAAAAAAGGACCCTATGCGTATCTTAACAAAATTGGGGACATTCAAATTTAATGAAGTTTCCAGAATTTCATCAACCGACATTCCCACCCCCATGAATAATGCTAAAATCGATCCAGCAGAAGAACCCGAAATTTCCTTAACATCGACTAATTCGGACTCCCGTGCTTTTAACACACCGATCAATGAAAATATTCCCATAGACGCCGGCCCGAGAATAAGATACTTCATCTTCCTACTTAATAGAATTGAGGAAATTGCTTGCGTAAAAGCGCAAATACTAGAGCGTACACGACCGCGTGTGTGAGCACGGATTCTATGCTCGTCTGACCGGATCCGAAGACACCCCCTGACTTGGGAGGAAGTGTGAGTAAGAGACCGGGGCTTAGTAAGATAAATAGAGCGGTGGTCACCAGTAAGTCGGTCTTTGTGAGTACGATGCCCATTGTTTTGGCAATTAGGCTGTACACGAGAAAGAATACGAGTGCGTGGAAAAATACGGCCATTTGGCCAGTCTTTCGGTTCATGAAAGAAATCTTTGAGCCGTCGGTGGTCAGAAGAAGACCGGGGCTCAGAGACAAAAAAAGAGCTGCAGGGATGGCGACCTTTTGGGACGTGATATCGGGTAACATTTAATATACACACATATAATTTTTAGCATAAGCAGTAAAGTCATTAAATGTAGCTCCACGCATCATATCTTCGTGTACACCATTTTCATTTACAATGCGCCTGATGTTTCTCCAAATGTGACCAAGTCGCTCTTCATACCAAAGAGTTTGTTCCTGATATTCCCATGTTGTACGTGTCAAACCAGTGTCGCGCTCTTCATAGCAAAACTCGACAAAGTCACAAAACTTCCCAGTGTGTTCAATCTGTGCGTCATATAACAGTGTATTCATGGTACCCCACATGTAATGTAATTCATCTGAGTATTCGACTTCCCAGTCTTCGATATTCAGAGGAGTGTGTTCATTTTCGAACCCTTCGTCATCACTGACATCGGGATCAAATCCGTTATTGGCTTCGTATACGTATTGGCTCCAGACCATGGTTAGTTACTTATCTTCTTTCTCGGGTTTATCCTTTATACCAGTTAGTGACAGGGAGGTGGACTCTTTCACTTTAAGACCATCTTTAATAGCATTAAGTGCACCTTCTACTTTTGCTTCATCGCCACCAAAAAATTTCAAAAGTCCATCTCTGATGGCGTCTTTGTTAATACTGCCCTTACGAACAGATTTGCGGAGGCTTATTTTACCTTTCCTGAGGTTAATGGTATCAATACCCTGTTCAACCATATGCTTCTTTACATTCTCCTTGAGACGCTTCTCTTCTTGGTTGAGGATTTTGATATCAGCTTTCGCTTCAGAAAGTTGTTTGGAAAGTTCGACAAGCTTGGAAACGTTACCCGAAAGGTCGGTTCCAACGGAAGTCATATGTTATCCTGTAATTTAATCTTTAAGCACACAAACTACGCTGCATGAGATCGGGGACGATAGTGGAGTTGTTCCACACGAAGGGGTCCTTGCTGTTAGGGGGATCCGCGCGGATTTGCTGGTTGGCGTTGCGGAGGGCACCACCGATGGTTTCAGGGAAACCTACCTGGGCACGGGGCTCGAGGAAGTTTTGTCCCTTGAGGATATCCTCTGGGGCAAACTGTCCGAAATCTTCTTCGGAAGCTACCTCACGAGGGAGAAGAGAGGAGGCGAGACCGGTACCCTTCTGCATACCACCATCCACGGGGGCTGCAGCGGGGCCAATGACCGAACCGCTACCGAAGCCAACGTACTCGCGCTCATTGATGGAGTAGTCGGAAGTGTTGTTAAGAGTAGTGAGTAAGTAGACAACTACGGCAATGGCCACGAGAGTAAGTATCTTAGACTGGTGACGCTTGAGCATATTAGCGATCATCTTTATATATTAGTAACAAATTTTTTTTATTGGTCGTCATCGACAAATGCATATTCGTCTGGGTATGTGTCGATGATTGGCTCTGGATGAAGCCTGACCTGAACGAGATTCCATGTGCACGCGAATGATTTTTTGGCGAACCAAAGTTCGGAAAATTCGAGGATGACATCACAAGATTTATCCTTCTGGAGAGTTTCAAAGTCCACGGCCTCCTGCTGAGAATTGAAAACCTTGGTGACGTCGATTCGTTCGCATCTCAGCTGGTTGTCCAGTGCACTTTGTGTATAAGCTCCCCTGATAACATCCTCTGATAACTCCTTACCAAACCAATCAACCGCATTCTCTTGGGCTGCTGTGACATTCCCTGAATCGATTACCTTGATCTTCTCAACATTCACATCAGATACGATGTCAATGAGAATATCATCGGAAATGTCAGAGATTTTAACACCATTCAGCTGAACGAAAACCTTTCGCTTGTTATCATTGCGGACCTTCACGGTTCGGAGGCCATCTTCACCTTTAGTGAGGGTATCAAAAATCATTTATACTCTATATGTGTTTCATTTCTTTAACCCAACAAATGGTATATTAGACGCCTTGTCTAGAATTGATTTCGAGAGCCAGTCATTTCTATTTCCTCTGTACCCATACAATGTTTTCTTAACATTGATATTCTTATCAATTTTTTGCGCATTCTTTGGCCTGTAATTTTGTTCATTTTTTACATATGACTTATTACTGACTGTTTTCCACTTGAGTGATTCTACATTGAAGCGTTTATTCCCTGATGATTTTTCGTAATTATTGCCCACCTTTGTGCCCTGGGTAACAGTCTTAATGCCGTGTACCAACTGCTTAGATAAACGCTCCTTTAGTGGTTCTGTCGTGAATTTACTATAGTTACGCGGGTTAATACCGGATGCTTTCTTAATGTTCACATTCCCAGGTTTGGCACGTACTGTGCGTACCTTTTTGATCTTATTACGAACCTTTTTGAATATATCATCGATAGAGTCACTCGATTTGATGCTTTTATTAAACATTTTTCCGAGTTTTATAAGTCGTTGACGATCCTTCTCTTTCTTTTCTGGTCTCAATTTGAGCTTGTGCATGAGGTAAATGTCTCCAATTAAGAATTCCTTACTCGCAACTAAAATTTTGTTATTTACAACCATCTTTCCTGTGTTGGCGTTGCGGTATGTTATCCCCTTCTTTCTCGTTAAGGCGACATCCGAACCAAACTCATCTGGGCGCATGAATGGAATATCTAAGATACCACCCATCGTGAAATCCTGAATTTTACCCGTTTTAGGTGATAAATACCTAACATTGAGATCCAGTGCGAATAACTCTACATCAATAAAAACATCACCCTTTCCTGGATTGTTGTTTTCCCTCGACTTCTTCTTCTTGATCAATGTGTACCTTCTAGTCACATACGGCCCCTTGTTTTTGAATCCCACACCAAGGAATTTGGTCAATTTACCTTTCTGTGCCAATATACGATTTTTAATCCGTGCATTTAAGCGACTGGATATTTCTCCAAGTTTATTCCATAAGAGTAGTTTCAAAGCCTGGAGTTTTCCAAAGTATTTCGCATTGGTTTTCATATGTGGTACAAATTTTGCGTCAATGTCACTCGTGACTATACGATCTTTGAAGTCTACGTACATGTTAAACGCCTCACCCCCACTTATGATGAGATCACCCGATGATTTGAGAAATTCTGTCAATTCTCCAGTTGTTTGGAGGATGATATCACGGATAGAGTCTGTGATGAAAACATAAATCATCTTCTCAAAGTCTTTATCAGGATATGAACTATGGACACGGTCCCTGAACTTTTTTAAGTCTCGTTGTTCATTTCTATCAAAATATTTTTTGAGTTTTGAATCTTTGAAAAGTAGATTATCATTCATAAATTTTTCGATAGTCTCCTTAGGGTAAATCTTTTCATCCATTATTATATTGTGATATAATATTATGGACTGTGGTATTATAGACGAGTGTAGATGCTACAAGTACAAAGGTGCGAAGAATCAATTTTGTGGTGCGAGGAGAGGTCCAACTATTTCCCCGTGTCCAAGTGCGTGTTGTGCTGGTGGATGTTCCGGGCAACCTTTCCGAATTTTAAAGAGACCCAAGCGTAAACCGAAAAATGATTCTAGGTTCTTTACCCGTGATTACCTGTTTGGTTTCTTTGTGATAATTACATTATTGTTTCTCGTGTTCCATGACTTAAAGATTAAGTCAGTAAGATAGATATAATGTCTCTTGAAACCATTCAAACCGATATCGTTGCTCTTCGTTCCGAGGTAAAGACCCTCACCAAGCTCATCCGTAAGATCAAGAATACCCAAGAGGATCCCGATGGTGAGAAGGCTAAGAAGCGTGCTGAGAACAACGGGTTTAACCGAAAGCAGGAAATCACACCTAAGTTGCGCGCGTTCCTTGCCCTCCCAGCTGAGGAACTCATTTCTCGTTCGGAGGTGACCAAGTTCATCAACAAGTACATCCTCGAGAAGGGTCTTAAGCACCCCGAGAACGGTCGCCAGATCATCCTAGACGACACACTTCGGGATCTTCTCGCACCCCCCGCTGACGTCGTTGTAACTTACCTCAACCTCCAGAAGTACCTTTCTCCTCATTACATTAAGAAGGAACCTGTAAAGGCTTAAAAAAATAAAACATAGTATTAACAACAAGATGGTTACTTTCGTAACGAAAGAACAAATAGAACAACTTGTTGGTACAAAGATCAAAAATCTTGATTTGTACCAAAAGGCTTTTACACATAAATCCGCACTAAAAGAATATGAACAATTTACAGAATCATTTGAAACTCTGGAATTTATCGGAGATTCTGTTTTGGGTTTCGTAATCACAAAATTTTTATTTGATCGTTACGAAAGTCGACAAGAAGGTTTCCTCACGAAAGCTCGTACAAAGCTCGTTCGTGGTGAAACATTGGCTAAAATAGCCAACACGATGGGGTTGAATGCATTGGTTATCATGGATGAAAAGGGTATGCGCAACGGATGGAATAACAACCCCAAGATTTTAGAAGATGTTTTCGAAGCCCTCATCGGGGCTCTTTACATGGATCTCGGTCTTCTTCACGCTAAAGAATTCGTACTCAGAATCTACACAAATCCCGCTATGATTGACCTGAATTCCATAATGGTGGACGATAACTTTAAAGATCATCTCATGCGTCATTGTCAAGTGAACAATCACCAACTCCCTGAATACCGTGTAGCTGGTCACCATGAGGGTCTATTTTACATAGATGTATATATCGATAATCAGTATGTAAGTCGAGGTACCGCTAAAAGTAAAAAACACGCCGAACAAGAAGCCGCAAAGCATTTTTTTCAAA